TGATCTTGTCGGCGGGGGACTCGAAAACTTTCTTCAGCCATTTGTTGACGATGCGCTCGTCCAGATTGCCGCCGCCAAGGTGACGGGTAGGTATGTAACCTGACCAGCCGTCAACTGCTACGGCATAGCCCACCACCTCACCGTCACCCGTCGGCCAGCCGGGGCCGTTGGACTTGATGTGAGGGTCTCTGGTCTCAACGTCGATAGCGATCTGCTTGGCGTCGAAGATGTCTGGCAGCTCAGCGGGCGGCACCCACTCACTCTTTGGTGCGAACATCGCCATCTGTAAGGCCATTGCCTTCTCCTCCTAGTGCGCCGTAGCCGCAAATATCTATCCAGCTATCTTCGTGGTCTGGCGTCACTATAAGCCTTGCCAGCTTGACCGCAACCATACATTGGTAGACTTGTGAGACACTTACGTCGGTGTCGAGCAGCACGGACCACATCTGGGCTATGCGCTCATGGTTGTCGTAGGCATCACCATAGTCTTGGGCCCGTGGGCCGTTAACTAGGCTCTCGGCTTTCTCAAGTATCTCTTTGCGGTTCATTGGACCTTGTCCTTCGGGCTGACATGTCGTCTACATTTCTGGCACTCGTCTTTTGCATATCGGACGTTCCAGCATTTCCAGACGTTTCCGCAAACGCACTCATACGTAAAATGAAATAAGAGGCTCATATCAAGTAGCTCCTGTTGTCATCCTCGGGGTCCACCAGATACAGATTCTGCTTGGTGCGTGTGACGCCTACATAGAACACCCGGTGCAGGTCATCCGGGGACTGCTCGGCAGCTCGTGCTGCTGCGGGGGATAGATCGGTAAACAGGACGACATTGTCGGCCTCACCACCTTTGGAGCCGTGAATCGTGGACAGTTCAATGCGGGGCGTTGCATTGAACTTTTCACCCCGCCGCAGTAGTGCCGTGATGTACGCACGGTCGGCACTGGGCAGCTTGTCCATGGCTTCGTGCCAGATGCAGTCCCGTATGTTTTCCTCAATACGCGGTGTGCCCATGATGTGCACCAGTTCCATAAGGCCGTGATGCGCGATCAGCTCTTCAAGTGACACGGTCTCGTCGTCATCGAGTCCGGGCAGTTTTTTGAATCCGCGCTTGACCCGCTCGCCGACAGACATATAACTATAGACGGCTCGTGCGGCTGCACCGGTTATTCGGTGACCCTTTCTCATTTGCTCCCAGCCATTGATGGCATCACTCAGTCTTTCGGATATGGACCTCCGTCCGCGATAGCTGTAGAGGATGCCTCGGCTTTTGAGTTCTTGGGTCACGGGTGCTAGGAAGTAACCGGCTTGCGCCAGCACGAGCCACGACCCCTCACTAAAGTCTAGATAGCCTACGTTAGGTACGTGCTCCACGAGCCCCGGGTCCTTACGAGGCAGGTAGGTCTTTGGTACGCGGCGTTTGATCCGTTTGGCTACGCGCTCGGCTAGCGGGTGCACGGCAGCAGGTACGCGGTGCGATTGCTCTAGCACCTCATAGCCGCCGTTCAGATTGATAAAATGTTCTACATCTGCACCGGCCCAACGGTAGATCGCTTGGTCGTCATCTCCGGCGCAGTAGATGCGCTCAGAGCTCTGCTCAAGTATGTGGGCTACATCCCACTGCAATGGCGATAAGTCCTGCGCCTCATCGATAAATGTGATGGCAAGACGAGGGCAGAACTCCGCGCCTTCACGGACGAAGACTTCTAGCATGTCCGTGAAGTCGTAAAGCTGAAATCGGTTCTTGTATTCGGTCAGGCTGTCGGCGATGTACTTGACCCGGTTCCAATCCATGCCCATGCCGCTCTCATCATATTCTTCACGCAAGGTGACTTTACGAAGGCGGGCTAGGTTGATGAGGCTGATCACCGGGTTGTCATTCTTGGTCAGGTCGAAGGCATCGTCCTCACTCATGCCCTGCCCGCCAGCAGTCAGGTCAAACCCGATAGCGTGGCCCAGCTCCTTGTAGTGCTCTGTCTGCATCACCTGCTCTTGGCGGATGCCCGACAGGCGCAGAGCGAAGCTATGCAGTGTGCGAAACCACGGCAGTTGCGTAGGCTCGAGGTGAAAGCGCGTACAGGCGCGTTCAATCGCTTCGTTAGCTGCCTGCCGGGTGAAGGCAAAGTAGCCGATGTGAGCAGGATCCACACCAGAGCTAAGAGCCTCGTCTACTTTGTTAAGCAGTGCGGTAGTTTTACCGGTGCCGGGCGGGCCGTAGATGCGGAAGATTTTATTCTTCTCCATCTAAAGCTCCCGGGTTGGCGAGAAAGCGATGAATGACTCCGATAACGCCGCCATAGCTCATGTCTACCTCGTAAGCGATCCATTTGATGCTGCGTTGCTCTTCTCGCCACTGCATGATCTGCCGGTATTTGGCGTACCGGGCTTCGCGCTTAGATTGAACCATGTCACGAAGCAAGCTTGTTTTGCTACGTAGCCGTCTAGGCAGGGCATAGCCTTGTTCCGCGAGCCGCGTTTCGAGCACCGAGATGCTGCCTTTGCCGAGATTGGGTATGTTGTCGAGTTTCTTCTTCTCGGCATACTCGATGAACTCCTCAAATGTCAGGTCGAACAGGAACTCGTTCTTGAGGCAGTTACGGACGCGGCGAGGCAGGACGAGGTGGCACATCTTATGCGGCTTGTCCGGCAGGGCCTCAATCTCTTGCTCCCAGCGGATGCGCTGGGACACGGCAACCACAATTTGACGCACACGCTCGCGTGACAGGCCCATCTCATCTGCGATGGATTGATAAGTGCGGAGCTGCACTACGCGCTGCTCGTGAATGTAATCGTTACGGTCTTTCATCAGAAAGGTGCTCCTTCACCACTGCCAAAAGATGGCGTTTTGATATCTATGTCTGCGTTATCAAAAGCGGGTATCTCCCACACCCGCACGGGCCTGCCCTTGATTCGCATCAAACGACTCTGTGCCCCCATGTCCCGCAGGCGCTGGGCGATCTTGTGCAGCTTGTACTCAAAGAACTTGTTGCGCTTGAGATATGCCTCAAAGTCTTTTATTCGGAACATGGTTTTGTTTGTCTCCTCATCCGTCCATGGGCGTTTGAGCAGTATCTCTTCCTTGTCGTTGGCCTTTTGCATATGAGCGCAGAACTCCTCCAGATAATCGTAGAACTGGCCGCTTATGCTGGCGTCTTCGGCGACATCTATGATGGCGCTTTCATTGTCCCTCATCTCGTTCATTAGACCGCCGATGCGGCCCTCCCAAACCTGTTTGCTAACAGACCGAGGCATAAAGTTGAGCTGCTCCATGCAGCACTTTTGAAACGCGGCTTGGCTCATCAAAGCTTCTGTATCCAGCTCGACGGGCTCACCGTTGACATCCAGAAACCAGACCGGCGGGTTTGAGTTATACTTGCGAAGGTTAGCGATAGCCGCGCCCTGAATAGCGGCACCTATGCCATGCTTGCGGGTCTGGCACAGGTCCTTGTTGCAGTGCGCGTTGATCGGAGAGTCGCTACACCTGTAAGCGTAGTCTTTCTTCTCAAGCTGCTTGGCAACAATGTTGACCTCGCTGAGCGGCAGCGGCGGCTCCAGATACTGTAAGTTGTAGGTCAGGATCTCCGATTCCCAGCTATCCGGATATGCCTTACGCAGGTAGACGCCGATGTTGAACAGGCCGTTGTTGCGGCCACCCTCGGATATCTTGTTCTTGAGCAGGAACTGAAGGCACGGCGGGCCGTCCTTCATAGGCGAAACCTCTTCTGGATCGCCCACCTGTAGCGCCATCAGTTGCTCGGGTGTCTGCTTGTAGCTCTCGTGGAGCTCAAAGAACTCCTCAAGGGTAGCAGAGGTGCCGTCGTCTTTGATGGCGTAGCGCAGCCCGTCCTCGGCGTCGTAGTACGGCAGGTTCAGAAAGTTGCCGACATCGTCGCGGTCAAGGTTGAGCTTGATCTGTTTTGGAAAAATTTCGCTGCCGCCGTAGCCCAGCGCAGCGGAGATTTGTTGCAGCGTGGCCTGCATGTCCTTGGCATCTACCCATTCGGTGGTGAACAGGAAGCAATGCGCTCCACCGGACTTTGACCGGCAGACGA